CTAAACCTATCCAATTGTCCAGCAATTTTATTAGCCCATGTGGGTTCGTCTTCCCCCGCACTAGGAACTAAATCAACCTTTAGAAGTTCATATTCCTTAGTTGTTTCTGTTACTTTTACCGTATCTTTAGCCATTTACTTACTCCGTCTTTGTTCTTCTTCTCTTCTTTTTTCTTCTTCTTTCAAAAAGTTCATTAACAAACCAAGATATATTTCCCTCTCCCACGGCACCATATTTTCTAATTCAACCAAACTATAATTATGATGTTGCATTAATGCAAAGTTTGTCTTATAGTAATTCTCTAAAGAATCATGAGAAAGGGCTATCCGAAAAAACTTTGCAAACCCTCAATCGGAATCTTATTTTTCTTCTTTGTCTTTGGATTTTTCACTTCAATTTCATGCCGCAACTTTGGCATAGTATTAAAAAAATTAGTCACTTGCTCAAAATTTTCTGTTGACATGCTATCAATAAATTCATCCAATTCTTTTTTTGAAATGTCTACTTTATTATAAACAGTGTCCCCATCATGAATTTCATGAACACATCGTTTGACCATATCAAACAGAGATGATGTTTCCCCCTCACCAAATATTGACATATCTTTTAAACAAGGATATCTCATTACTAACTTTATGTCTTCTGTTAAATTAATAATATTAGTATGATCCTCGTCCATTTGCACATCGACTTTTTCTAAATCAATTTCAACATCTACACGAGTCTCTTCATCATCGGGGCATAATACATTTAATTTAACTTTTTCTCCAACGGATTTTCCTCTTATTCTTAAAAAAACGTATTCAATATCAAACATAGGCATAACGTAAGGATCAATATCATCAAGAACACAATCATTAAGAATTTGAGCAAAAGTGTTTTCCAGTGCTTTATTATCTTCTGATTCTTGAGCAATCATTAAAGCTTTTTGTTCCTTTACAAGAAAGGGTCTATATTTTAGTTTCTCGCCTGTTGAAGGTAGTTCTAGTTCATAGGTTAAAGTATTAAGTTTAGGTAGTGCCATAATTATCAATCCTTTTTAAAATAATTTGTTTATCGCCGCAGCCAGTTTCGGCTAGTATAATTTGGTAGGCCAGGAATGTTTCGGTGAATTCCGTATTTATCAACTCTAGATAAAACTTGCGGTAGATTTGCCGCAATATTTCGTTCCACTGAATTTACTACAGTATCAAGCATTTTATCTGTAAGACTTTGTGGTTTTCTAAGTTCATCTAGAGTTTCCCAACTTCTAAATGAAAAATTTACAGAAGTTTTTATAATTTCATTATTTGCGCTTTGACTTAAATCTGTTGCATTAATTGTTTTAGGAAATGCTTCTTTAAGTTTAATACCAAATCGTTGAGTATCTTGTTTATCTAATACATAGATATCAACATCACTTACATAATCGTCATAATATTTAACATTCCAACTTCTTTCATCAAATGCTAATGCTTGCCATTCTTCAAAAAATACTCGTTCCTCTAATCCAGAACTTGCTTGAAAAGTCATGGTTATATCTTCAGCATAAGTTACCCCATCAACAATTTCTCTACTCGGCCCATAGATAGTATTTGTTAAGGTGTTTAGATTGCGGCCAGGAAGGTTTATAGATTCACATCTCAAAGAGACTTTTCTGTTTTCTTTTGCACTAGCATCTGGTCGGGTAATTATTACCTCAAATCGGTTTGGTAATGCATAACCATCGTCTGAATGAAATGTAGATAAAAAATCATTCAGAAGACCAAATGCAGTACCTTCTAGAAATTTTGCAAGCTTTGCCATTAAATCATACTCCTAGATTCTTTCCATACTTCTGATGCAGAAGCTTTCTTAAATCTCTGTACAGGTAACAATGTTGCAATTGTCCATTCATCTGCATCAATTCTACGAAACTGAGACTTAGTATGTCCTGCCAAATATTTATGTATGGTTGGTCGAATTAATTTAATACTTTTCAATTTATTATAGTCTACCACCATTCTCGTTGTTGTTGATGTAAAATCCTCTGAATTGGTATAATCTACTAGCCCATCAAGAAGTTTAATACGCAACGGAATTGGAAGATAATGAAGATTTAGTCCTAGAAATCCATCATTATATGTCTCTAATGGAAGCACTAGAGGAAATGTATCGTAATAAGGAAGCTTCTTCTTGAACTTTGGATCATAGAAGAACATATTCAACTTACCATAAAAGGGTTTATTATCCCTTTTACCGTCACGAAGTAATTGCTGAGCTTGAGGCTTACCAAACTCTTTAATTTTGTCTTTATACCATTGAGTAGAGCGTGGCCGTCCTTTAGCCTCATCCTTGACTGCTTGTATAAACTTTGATACTGCCATATGACTATTTATATGTAATGTTAAGATGATCTTCTGTTAAAATCTTAAATTCCATATTATTATTGTTGCACCATTCAGTTGCATACTTCCACTTGGCTTCATTGATGCCCCATGTCTTGACTTCATTAAACCATCGTCTGGTTTTTCTTTTTGGTTGTGCTGGTGGTGGAGAACATTGATTTTTGGGTTTCACTTCTATTACGAACTTCTTAATTGACCCACCATGCTGTTTTATCTTAATATAAAAATCTGGAAAATATCTGTGAATCCTTCCGTCCCAAGGAGATAAATAAGGTATAATGATTTCTTCGCTACCCCATTCAATTATAGCATTATTGGTATCACAATATACCATAAACTTACGCTCCCATAAAGAACGATAAGTGATCCTTTGGGGATCACCTTTGTATTTTTTGGGGTTCTTTGATATGTATCGACCTTTGTAAGACATTACTTATAAATAATATATATAAGGATATACAAACATGATACCAGTTAGTGGCAACCTAAACCCAAGTGCGTTCCTCCATAAGCTCGGCGGCACCGTTGGCCGGGCGATATTCCCGGGCGCCGGTGCCCGAGCGAGCACAGGAACAACTCCAGAGCCTGATAAGTTTTCTACAACAAATTTAACTTATCCATTAAATGTTGAAGGTGATCCACAACAGGGTCATTATATTTCATTTTTTGCCCGAGTAATAGACAACGGGCAGCTTACAGCAGTTAAGGACGCAAAAGGTCGTATTGACGCAACTAAGGCTAGGATAAAAGCTGAAGTTGGGGAAGCCGGGTCCACGTCGGCGTCCGGTCAAGCTATGGAAAATATTATCGCGTCACATGCCATTAGCGGGCATACCTATGCAGAAGATCGAGCTCTGGCCAGTAGTGGGGGCAGTCAAATGACCAACTCTATACAAATACAAAATAGGCCAACAGTTAGAACAAAAACTGCAATTTCACTCTACATGCCCCCAAGTGTTCAGGTCAGTTATGAGTCAAAATATGGCGACCAAGAAATAGGTATATTAGCAGAAACAGGTTATAATGCAATTAAAGCTTTCACAAGTGGTGCAAGTACAAAAGATCAGGTGATGTCAGTTCTTGGAGATGCTGGACAAGCTGTAAAACAAGCAACATTAAAGGCATTAGAAGTAGCTGCTCCCGGCGCAAAAGCTCTATTTGCAATTGATAGGGGTAAGATTGTTACTCCAAAAATGGAACTTATGTTTGAAGGTATTGGTCGCAGAAATTTTTCTTTTGCATTTGTCTTTATACCAAAGAGTGAACAAGAATCACAAGTTGTAAAAGAAATTGTTTATAAGTTTAAGTATCATATGGCTGCGAATTATGAAGGTGGCGGGGCTAACGGGTGGAGAGAAATGTCATTTCCTGATATGTTTGATATCGAATATATGCATATAGGAAAACAAAATCCTAATCTCAATAAAATAGCAACATGTGCTCTTACCAAGATGGATGTAGAATATGGTGGAGATAGATATGTATCATATGAAGGTGGTGCTCCTCAAACAACTAAATTATCTTTGAGTTTCACTGAATTCGATATCATTACCAAAGATCATATTGAACAGGGATACTAATCATGTATTTTGAAAATTTTCCCATTATTCCGTATGACTCTGTTGGTAATGGCAATTTTAAAATTGTCACTAATTTACTAAAACGAGTTGCTGTTCGATCAAAAGTTAAAATTAACACAGCATTTTTTGACACCTATGATGTCCAGGACGGTGAAACTCCTGAGATGCTTGCCAGTAAGTTGTATGATGATCCAGAGTTACATTGGATTATTCTTTTATTAAATGATATTACAGATAGATATCATCAGTGGCCACAAAATACTAATCAATTTCTTGCATACGTCAACGACAAATATAGCAATGTTGATGCAACGCATCATTATGAAATATCACAAGTGTCTGGGAATACTACGATTAAGGTTGATATCGGTACAGACAATACTGAACATTCTGGTGCTTCTGTTGTTACCAACTATGAATATGAAGAAGGCCTACAAGATAAAAAAAGAAAAATTAGATTGCTTGACCCAACATACGTTGAAGACTTCGTTGCTGAATTTAAAAAACTAATGGGAGAAAGTGTTCTGTAATGGCCAAGGGTATACAAACTGCTGGCGAATTTATAATAGAAGAATTAAAACTTGTCACAACTTCTGGATTAGAGGTTGACCTTATTACATCAGTAATAGGACTAACTCTTTTTGAAGATATATTTTCTATGACCATTTCCGGCACAGTTGCAATAGCGGATTCTGTGAATCTAGCATCTTATGGGCCTCTTTTAGGGCAGGAATACTTACATCTCAAAATCAGTACACCAACTTTCAAAGATGAAAGTGCGGTCATAGATTTTTCTAAAAACGCACTTCTTGTACACTCCATATCCAACAGAGAAAAAATTACTGGTGGGGTTCAAGGAGTTGTATTAAGTTTTGTTAGTCAAGAATTGGTCAAAAATCAAAGACTCAAAGTGACACAAAGTTTGACAGGTACTTGGTCAGACATTGTTAAAAAAATGTTGACAGACCCATCTTATATTAACACTAAAAAGAAAATAGACCTAGAACCAACTACTGGTGTAAAAAAGTTTGTTGCTCCTAATGTAAGGCCGTTAGATGTTGTTGTTATGGGAATGAAGCAAGCTATTGCTGAATTCAAAGGAGAACCAACATATCTATTTTATGAAACCTTGAAAGGATTTAATTTCAGGACTCTTGCAAGTCTTTATAATAATGCTCCTCAATTAGAATATATTGCAGTAGTGCCAGGTAGCAATCCAGTTGCATTGGGTACTCATTATAATGTTTTAAATGAAATGAGAACTGTTCTCAATTATGAAATAGTTTCTAATAATGACAGTATTGCTAATTATAGAACTGGTATGTTTGGATCAAAACTTATAACTCATGATATTATTAGTAAAAGTTATGAAACTAAAACATA